AGCCGTTCGACGATGTGCCGTTGAGCACGGCGTACCGATCGACGCCTGCAGGGTCGAGCGTCATGGCGATACCCGTGCCGGGGTGCGACAACGCGGGGAGACCAGTGACGCCCTCGACGGGACCGCGCCGACGACAGAGGCCGGGGTAGTCGACGAGGGCGTCCTGAATGTACTGCGCTTCGGTGTCTGCGATCTCGTTCGCCGGAAGCGCCTTGTTGATTCCGCCCGGTGCGGGCGGGAACTCCTGCGTCAGTAGCGAAGACGGAACAGGACGCGGAGCCGCGGGAAAGAACCCCACAGCAGCACCTCCCTTCGGTCTAGGCGTTAAGCAGCATGGGGCCCGCCCAGAAGACGTCGCCGTAGTCCCACGAGTCCGGGTCGATGACCCTCACACGCGACCGGCGGTCGTACTGCTGGCGGAAGAGCGCTTCGGTAGCGAGATCCATCGCAGCGCTCTGGTAGGACTGGAAGACAGGTGCGAGCTCGGTGTCGTCCTCCATGGCGAAGAGCCGCTGGAGCGCACCGTTGACGATCAGCCCGCGATGGAAGAACTTGGGGATCAAGATCCCGGACTCGGTCGTGGAGGCGTCGATCGCATCCGACCAGCGCGTTCCCGTTAGGCGCATCGTCGTGCCCGAGGCGGGGATCGGCCAGACGCTCAACTCGTTCGCGTCACCGAAGTAGTAGAGTTCGGCGTTACCGGCCTGGGTGTAGTTGAGGCCGACGTGGTCGTCGAACTCCTCCTCCAGCACCGGCATGATGCGTCGACCCGTCGTCAGATCCTTCAGCCGAATCGACGCGCGGAACGAGGGAGACAGCGATGCCCAGTTCGACGGAACACCGCTGGTGCCATCGAAGGTGAGCGTCCACGACGAGCGAAGGAACGGCCAAGGCTTGATACCCTCGACCTGCCAGATCGTGTCCTGGAGCACCGCGACCTTCCGAGTCTCGCTCGTATCCGCGAACCCGTGATCGTCGAGCTCGCTGATCATCGCGGCGACGTCCACCTACATCAACCCCCGAATGAACGACCCGAGTGACCCGGCCGGGATACCCATCATCTGCCCCGAGTTCGGGTCGAAGAAGCGGCCCCCGCCGAGGGGAACGAGTGCAGCGTTGCCGCTGGCATCGGGCGTCACAACGCCCGTGCCTACGCCCGTGGTGTACTCCAGACCCGCGTCGCCCTTCACCCCAGGGTTCAGGTTGACGGACTGCACGGGATGCAGGGCGCCCTGACTGGGGCCTGCCGCGCCCGCTGGGGGCGCGGGCGCAGGCGGGTTGATCGTGTTCCCTGCCGGAATCGGCGTCCCCGGCTGAGGAGCCAGATGTCCGCTGAACGCGCCAGGGGAAGCGACGGCAGCTCCAGCCAGAAACGGCATCGCGGAGCGAGCCGCACCGCCAGGCCCGAGACGTCCGGCGATACCTGCAGGGACTCCGGCGCCGCCGAGGATCGACGTGCCCATCGTGTCGCGACCGGCTCCTGCGGCCCGCGTCGGCGTAGTGCCCGCGGCGACCTGACCAGGGCGCCTACGCTCCTGGTCGATCATCGGGTTGGCGTTCTTGAACGGAGTGAGCCCGAGCGAGCCCGCGCCAGTCGTCTGGGACTGGGCGAAGCGCTGCGCGAGCTGCTGTGCGAGTGCGTCGATGAGACTCTTGCGGCGATCGTTCCCGACATTCGGGTTGTCCGCCCCTACCTGAAACAAGGGAGCTACTCCTTACTGGACGGTGAGTCGGGGACGAAGGCGCGAAGCTTCGGCAAAGCGCCGAGCTTGCGCAGTCCATGCTCGATGTACTCGGCGGTCTCTTCAGCCGCCTCATGTCCGGCGTCGTCGAGTCGTTTCGCTGCCGCGTCGTTGCGGCGCTGAACCTGCTCGACAATCTTGTGACCGTGACGCCGAACGTCGGACTCGTAGAGCATCTTCTGGATGCGGTCGTACGAGGGGAGCTCACGGCCGAGCTCGAAGACAGGGAACGGCATGCCGTTGGGCCCGTTCTTGACGAACACCGTCCAGACCCCGGTCTGCTCGATGCGACCCAGGATAAGGTCGGGGTCGTAGTCGCTCACGGCGTTCGCCGCAGTGACCGAGTGGATCGGTACGACTCCCTTGCCGGGGAGCCAGACATTGGTCTCGATGGTGTCCTCCTTACGGACGAGAAAGGGGCCCGGCCAGCCCGAAGGCCAGCCGGGCCGAGAGTGCTACGCGGAGCTCGACTTAGAAGCCGGTGTCCGTCAGCCCCGACATGACGACCGACGTGTTGCGCCGATCGATACCGAGGTTGATGTAGCGGAAGAGGAACGCCTGGAACGCGTCCTGGTTGGAGACCTGGCGGATCGTCAGACCGTCGCGCGAGATGTAGTCCCAGTCACCGGGGCTGTACACCTGGATTGCGTCGGTGTCGACGAACTGCACACGGCCCCAAGGGGCGTGGCGGTCGGTCACCATCGTCATCACGTCGCCGCCCGAAGCGAACGACATGGACGTGAAGCCGCCCTTCAGCGCCTGCGTGTCGACGAACCTGACGTTCGACTTGAAGTCCGACGTCGCGAACAGACGCCGAGCAAGGCCGGGGGTCGTGAGGACCTTGAGCTTCGAGGCGTCCGCCCCGTTGTTCGTGGCCTTGTTGTAGTTGATCATCAGGTTGTCGAGCGAGATCGCCCCGCCCGACGTGTCGAACACCGGCTGCCACCACTTGAGGCCAGCCGCCGTCGAGTCGATGCCGCCGACCGTGTTCGCGGCGGTCGGGAGCAGCTTCTGCAGACCCGAGTCGATCTCGGCCGTGCCGTTGCTGTCCGCCGAGCCCGCGCGGAAGATGTAGTCGTTGGCAACGACGCTGGTGGCGTCATCGAGCGTGATCGTCCCGGCGTTGACATCCACGTCAGTCACCGTGGCGCCCGACTTGTGGAAGGACGACGGGGTGAGCGAGTTGGCGATGTCGACGACTGCGTTGAGCGCGAGGAAGCCCTTGCTCAGCGACTCGGCCGACGTCAGCGTCAGCACGTTGCTCGCGACAGACGAGACCTTCGCGATCGCGCCGGTTCCGTCGCCGTAGAACTGCCGAGCCATGTCGAGCTTGAGGTCGTTGCGCAGACCGTCGAGCTCCGACGTGATGACCCGAACGAACGAGCCCATGTCGGTCTTCGTCTTCTGGATGGCCGGGCCAGAGAACTGGGCCGTGCCGTACTCATAGGCGAGATCGAACTGAGCCGTCTTGTACTTCTGGCTACCAGCCGACGGCAGGTTGGCGTTCTCACGCCGCGCGCCCGTGCCGGAGTTGCGCCCGTAGTGGAGCGGCACAACGGCCTTGAGGCCGTCGAGGTCGATGTTCTTGTCGTTCAGATTCAGGATCTGAGTGACGAGAACATCGTTGTTGAGCTGCTCCCGAACGGGCCCGAGGTAGCGGTACTTCAGCACATCCGAGATGGCTGAAATCGTTGCCCCGTTGGACATTGTTCGGTACTCCCGTGGGGTAGTCGTTTACAGAACGACCACTCCTCGGCGGATGAGAGTGGTTACTGCCCCTCGTAGTAGGCGACGCGGTTCTTGAAGAACTCCATCGCCTCGGCCTCCGCGTCCTTGATGGTCTCAGGGTGCTCGACGCGCTGGGACGGAGTCCCGGCGCCGCGCGGAGGAACCTGCGTGCCGAGGTTCGTCGCCACGGACTCCTTGTTCGAGAGGTACAGCGCGCGCTCGGCGGCAAGGATGCCTTCGAGACGCTCAGCAGCCTGAGTCAGGTTGCCATTGAAGAACGACGACATCTGGTAGACCGTGAGGATCTTTTCGTCATCCCAGTCGGGATGCGCACCACGAATCGCGTTCTCCTGCCGCTGCAGCTCGCCAAGGAATGCCTGGCGCTCGTACTCGGCCTGCGCAGTCTGACGCTCCTCTTCACGCTCGTTCTTGAGCGCTTCGATCTGGGCCTGCTGGTCCCGGAGCATCTGTGCGAGAGGGGCAAGTTCCGGGTCGTCGATCTCGTCCAGGTTGAGTGCCTGCGCCGCGGGCGACTCCACAGGCTGCGCACCCATAGCCTCAGCCGCAGCCGCCGAAGCGTCTGCCGGTGAGAGGCCGTACTGCTGCATCGCTGTGGTCAGCTCCGCGTGGAGCTGCACCCAGTTGGCGGGATCGTTGATCCGGTTCGCAAAGTCGACAGCCTCCTGAATGACCTCCAGGTCACCCAGAGCCTCGATCTGCTTGGAGCGCTCCGCAAGAGCCTGAGTCTTCTGCGTGAACGCAGCCTGAAGCTGCTTCGCGAGAGGCTTCAGCTCCTCGGGGAGCTCATCGGGGTTGACCGGCGTACCTTCGAACAGATCGGCGGTGTTCTGCTGGGCCGGAGCTACCGGCTCGGCAGGCTGCACCTCGTTGTTCAGGTTCTGCTGCGTCTCACCCACGGGGGCAGACTCAGGGGCCTGCTCCGGCTGCGCGTCAGCCTCGACGCCACGCTGGAGTGCATCCATCATCTGCTCGTCCGACCACTGCTGGTCGGAAACCATTTCGGACAGGTGTCCTTCTCCTTTGTCGACTGGCTACTGAGTCCCTCGCGGCAATTGCGCGACGGGCTGCTCAGTGAACTCAGCGTCAGTGATTTCCTCTTCCCGCTCCTGGTGAGCGGCGAGGGCCCCGGAAACGAGCGCGCCGAGTGTGGCGCGGATCTCGTCCGGTGAGGGGAGCTCGTGCTTGTGGTGAATCGTGCTCTCCGACCCGATGCCGCGTGCGCGGTCGATCTTGTCGGTCAGCACACCGAACACCGTCGCGATCTGGGGAAGCGTGCCCTGGTCGTTCTGCAGACGCTCGTGCATCCGCTGAAGCGCAAGGTCGCGCGTTCGCTCCATCTCGTCGACGTAGTTGGTCACCGCTTCGACGATCTCTTCCTCGATCTTGGGTGGACCGTTCTCCTCCCAAACCTTCTTCCAGCGACGGACGGTCGACTCAGGCATTCCCGTGTCGCGCGCGGTGCGCTTCACGTTGCCCTCGTTCGTGGTAAGGACGACGTACAACCGAGCCAGATCCTGGTCGCTGTACGTCGTCTTACCCGCCACTTGTCGAACCTGCCGTAGCTGCAGCCTGCTGCCGTGCGGCCTCAAGCTGCTGCGCCGCGCGCTGTCGCGCGAGCGCTAGGGCCTGCCGATGGACTTCATCCTTCCGGCGCTGATCCTGGTGATGTGCGTGCAGCCTCGTCGCCATGTCGACGTGCGACTGCACAACCTTCGCCTGGGACAGCGCGGCCTCGTGCTCTGCCTTGGACTGGTCCAGCGCATGCTGGTCCTGAGCGTGGGCGATCTGCTGCATCTGCGTCGCAGCCTCCAGCGGATGGTTACCCGAGCCCTCGCCCGTCCCCTTGTTACCGGCACCGAGCATGTCGCGGACGTCGGTGTCCAGCGGCAGCTCCTGCATGGTCTGCGGGGTGGCCTGGAAGATCCCGGCATTGCGCAGGATCTCAGAGCCGACGGTCGGGCCAACGGTGCCGCGGAGCGACAGCGTGGTCTTGACCGGGTTCTGAACCTGCGGCATCGAGATCACCGTCTGCCAGAGCGCGTTGTAGTGCTGAAGGAATCGAGCCTGCGTGTCCTGGTCGTAGTTCTCGAACTCCGGCGTCAGCATGTGGGTCCGAATGACCTCCATTGACTTCTGCCAGTTCTCGAACTGGACCGGCTGCAGGGCCGCGTCCATCAGGTACTTCTGAACCTCCTGCGGCGACTGGAACGCGAACCCGGTCTGGGGGTTCACACCCTGCTGCACATCCGCCATCGCCTCTTCGAGCGCGGGGACGTTCAGTGGTTCGCCTGCGATGAGCTTGTCTATCTTGCGGTAGGCGAAGTCCTCGTCTGCGGCGAGCCTCGACTGAATGCTCTTCAGTCCGGCCAGCGGCAGATACGGCAGCGCGTCCTGGACGCTGAGTGCTCCCATCTCGACGAGCTCCTTGATCTGCTGGATCTGGCCCGCGCGCGTGCGCGGAAGACCCGACCCCGCCTCGGCCTCGAACCCGAAGCCACCAGCGAGATCCGTGTTGAGGAACTTCTCCACCTGGACCGACCCACCGGGCCCGCGGATCTTGAGCAACCGCGGCTCGATGTAGTACTTCTGTGCCAGCGCCGCCATGATCTTCCCGGCGCGCGCGAGCGCGATCTCCATGCGCTGGATCTCGGGACTGATCTGGTCAGCCACCGCTTCCTGCATGAGGTCGAGAAGCTGCCCCGAGTCCGTGCGAGCGGGGAGCTGCGATCGCTCGCTAGGCATGAGGTTGAAGAGTCGATCGAGTCGAGCCTGGATGTCCGCCACGTACTCGAAGGCGTACGCCGGAATCGACGGAATCTGGCGCCACTGCGGCACCTGGTTCTGGATCGGCGCGTACTCGACTACGAGGCCGGGTTCATCCGTGAGCTGATCGACCAATGACCCGATCGGTGCAATCATCTGCGGGCGCATGGTGAGGTTCATGTGCTCCGCGACCTTGCTGATCTTGTTGTTGAGCTCCTTCTGGAGCGGACGCGCAAGCGTCGTGCGCGACGTGTCGTAGACCGTGTTGAGGCCCTGGATGCCTGGGAACTTGACGACCGGCAGCTCGTTGAGCGGCAGGTTCCAGTCACTCTCCTCCAGGATCTTGTCGGGATCCTCGATCCACCAGACCACGCGGCCCTTCGGCAGCGCAGGCGTCGGGCGGAAGTAGCCACAGAACACCTCGCGCGCCGTACGTGACCGTGAGTCGCGCGTGCGCGTGAACACGAGCTGCGGGCGCGGCTCGACGACAGTCGTATCCGGCGCCACATCCACACCCCAGCGGGCCTTGATGTCGTCGACATCCATCGGGTAGCGACAGATGACGTACGCCGCCTCCTCGAAGCTGGTCGCAACGGGGTCGACCCAGACCTGCTCACCCGAGAGCGGGCGAACGCTGATGTCCCCCAGGTACATGACCTTCTCGACTTGAGCGAGAACGTCTTGCGGGTTCAGTCCTGCCTGAGCGGCCTCCGCGCTGATCTGCTTGCGGAAGACGTCCTCAAGGTTGTCGTCGGTGATCGGCTCCCCGGTCTGGGGGTTGACGATCACGCGGAACTCCTTGCCCGCGTACGGATCCCAGAGGATGAGCCAGTAGCCCTGGCTGATCTGGGCGTGCGTCAGCGCTTCCTGCAGCTTCGCCTTGAGGTGAAACTCGTCCCACCAGTACTCGTACAGGCGCTCCGCGAGCTCTGCAGCCTTCACGTCGCGGTCGTTCGAGGAGTCCGGTACGGCGTGGATCGTCGGCCGCGTCTTCGTCATCTGAGCGACGAGCTGCGTGACGCCCGGCGTGATCTGGTTCGCCGTGAGGCGCACCTTGTACCGAGGCTTCTCGCCGTCGTCGACTCCGAGGGACTCAACGCGTCCGGCGGCGCCGTTCCAGTAGACCCACTGGTGGTTGTTGTAGAAGGCACGGTTCTGCGCCCACTCGCGGTTGTAGTCCATCCGCAAGCGGTCGAGCTCCTTGCGCTTCGATGCGAGCTTGCTCGCATCACGGACGATCTCGCGCAGCGCAAACCGCTGACCGTTGCCGTTCGTCTCAGTGTCCGCCACGCGTCACCTCCCTAGGACTCGATCTGGATGGGCCCGCGAACCGCTGCCCGAAGTTGGGCGAGCGCGAGGTCGGCCTCGCCATGACTCAGATGTCCTGCGTCGCGAAGCGCGAGCACGTCCTCTTCCTCTTCAGTGAGGAAGTGCGGGTTGTGCGCGGGCATGAAGTCGAACTCCGGCATCGCGTGGATCTCGCGCTGAACCGGAGGAGTCGCGCGTGTACCGAAGTGCTGTGAGCGCAAGAACTCGACCTCTTCAGCGAGGGCCGTGATCGTGCGCATCAACTCCTTCGATCGCTGTTCGCTGGCCTCCTTGAGATCAGCGATGCGCGCCTCGTAGTTGCGGCGCTGCTCGACGAGCTGAGCTACTGCTGCGTCAGCAAGCTGCGCCTGAAGCTGTGCTTCGAGGCGGGCGCGCGCGACTTCAGCGTCGCGACGCCCACCCCGGATGAACTTGAAGATGTAGACCTCCTAGGCCATGGCCCCGAGCTCGGGGTCGTACGGACGGCGACGGCCCGCCTTCATCTGGCGGATCCGTTCACGGGCCTCCTCATGTACGTTGGACGGGCCCTGAGCTGTCGCCTCGAACGGCTTCCGTGGAAGCAGTACGCCAGCGACGCCGAGCGCGATCTCAACTGCATCGAGCAGGTCGTCTTCCTGGTTCTTCTTGGCCGCGTCGAAGTTGACCCACTGGTCGATGAACTCCGACTGCGTGCGCCGGATGCGAATCCGGCCGATCTTGAACAGCGGCGACATCGCGAGCAGTCGCTCGTTCTTCTTACCCGAGGCGAAGACGCCGACGATCGGCGGCATGCCCTCGATCCGATACGCCATCTGCGCGAGTGCGCGCTGATACGCGTTCGACTCGATGCCCATCATCTCGGGACGCCACGTCTGGTGGAGCTCGCGGATCTTGTCGAGCTGATCCGGGAACTCCAGCCGCCCGACGTAGTAGTCGAGCAGGAACGCCTGCGTGTTGTCCTCGGTGAGTCCGATGACCGCAGCCGCGAAGTGGTCGGCGGTGTCGGCCTGGCTGATCGCCGGGTCGATGCCGATGAAGACGCGGAGCTTGTACTGCCCCGTCGACTCGTCGAGCCAGTTGCGGATCGAGATGTCCCCGGTCTTGATGTCGGGGTTCCCGTCAACGAAGTAGTGCAGCCAGTCGCCGTGAAGCGAGATGCCGGTGAACGCCTCGAAGCTCGCCAGGAACTCCTGGCGGAACATGATCGGGTGGTACCGGCGGCGGTAGTACTCCCACCGCGCGCGCGGGAAGAACGGGCAGTCGATCGAGGTGTACTCGACGCGGAACTGCATCGGATCATCGAGCGCCGTCCCCGCGAAGAACTCGTTGAAGAACCAGTTCTTGCCATGGGGCGTCGTCGTCGTGATGACGATGCCTTCCTTGTCTGCGAGTGCCGGAGCGGTGACGAGCCACGCGTCTTCGCTCTCGACGAACGCTGCCTCGTCGATCCAGAGGATGTCGAGGCCAGCACCGCGGAGCGACTGCGGGTCGTCGGCCGTCTTGAACTGGACGAGCGTCCCGTTCTCGAACTCGATCTTCCGCTCGGTCTTGTTGTACTGGTAGTCCCGGCCCTTGACGAGCCCGGACTGAGTCATCACGTCGAGTAGCGTCGTGAGCGATGCGAACCCGGTCGGGTAGTCCTTCGCGAGGATCCAGATCCAGAGCGGGCGGTCACTCGTCGTGTGATGCGCATCGCGGTGGAACTCGCTCGGATGCAGCGCGTAGAAGAGAACCTCCCACGCTGCTGAGAGCGTCTTCCCACCACGGCGACCAGCGACGAGATGCCGGAACGGGATGAGCATCCCGTCCTCTTGAGCTGCACCATGGAAGACGGCTTGCCAGATGTGCGGCCGGTAGCCGTGCTTCGCGAACCACCAGAACTTGGTGGGGAAGCGATCGACTGCCTGCGGGTACTCAGTGCGAGTGAGCTCTGCCGCCTGGTGCTGCCCTCCGGCGAGCACCGAGCGGTAGTCCACTCGATCTAGCTCTTCTCGCTCGCCTCGTCGCGACCGCCATCGCGGCGGTCTTCAGCGTCTGTGCCAGCGCAGCCGATCTTGTACCGCGCGCAGACAGCTCGACGAACTTCGCCCTCTTCGGGCTTGCCACGCGAGAGCATCAGTGCGGCTTCCGCGTGGTCGACGTTCTCGATCGGGTAGCTGCCGGGACCGGGCGCCTTCTCAGGGAAGACGAAGTCCTCCGGCTTGAGAGAGCGGCGCTCAGCCATGCTGAGGGTAGCCATCTAGGCCTCCTTCGGCCGCGGGTTCCCGCACACAGGGCACGGGTTCCAGAAGTAGCGGTTGCGAGCTCCGCACTCACACGTCCAGTCAGCGCGAACCTGCATGTAGACCTTGCGCCACCCAGCATGGGTGCCGCCATTAACGTTGGCGTACATTCTCGATTTGATCTCGGCTCTTACTGACGGTCTTTGTTCATCGTCGGGGCGACCGAGTACGTCACGACGACGGACTCGTTGGGGCCGAGCGACACCGAGCAGTTCGATGCGGAGAACAGCGTGATGCTGTTCTTGACCACGCTGGAAACGGCGCCGCCTGAGATGTAGACCGTCTCCGGGGTCGGCCCCGCCGTGTAGGTGTACGGCGACGCGCCGACCGTGATCGCCGCCGGGCCTTGCGGGTTGTAGCCCTGGTTGCCGGTGACGTAGCAGGTCGTCAGCGTCGAGCCGACATTCAGCGCGAACGAGACGCCGCGCGCCGTGTTGTTCTGGATCTTCACCGAGGTCAGCGTCCGTCCGGAGATGAGGGCGATGCCGGAGGTCTGCGGGCCTGCGGGGCAGTCGTTGTTCGAGAGCGAGCCGCCCGACATGTCGGTGTCGATGCGGATGCCGGTCTTGTACGACGAGCCGGAGTTCTGGCCGTTCTCGGTGCAGACGTTGTTGTCGAACACGCAGTCAACGAGCTTCGATGTTCCGGTCGTCTGCGCGAAGATCCCGGCGTCCTGGTTGTGGTAGCAGATGTTGTTCGTGATCCTCAGATACGTGAGGTTCCCGGACGACGCCAGCGAGATTTTGATGCCGGAGAGCGTGTTGTTGACGCAGGTGTTGCCGGAGATGTCGTAGACCGGCGCGGCCATCGCGGTCGCGGTGTTGTCGAGCAGGATCCCGTACGACTGGTTGCCGTACGAGGTGTTGCCGACCATCTTCCCGTCGTAGCCAGGCGGGATCGACCCGTAGGTGCCGGGGCCGATGACGAAGCCGGGGCCGGTGTTGTTGTAGGCGTAGTTGTTCGCGAACAGCGCCCCACCCGCGCCCGCGTCGAGGAAGCCGCCGGAGCCGCACCCTGTCGCGTAGCAGCCGATGATCTTCGCGCCGCGCGCGTTGATCGACCCCTGCCGCTCCAGCATGATTCCGAACCGCTTGATGTTCCTCGCGGTGCAGCCGACGACGAGGAATGACTCCTCCGCGTCGGTGAAGCCACCCGTCCCGATGCCGATGCCGTTGCCGCCCGCCTGGGTGCCGTCGTTCCCGCGCCCGCAGTTGTCCGTCACGACGTCCGCGACGTAGCACTGCCGCAGGAAGTCGATGCCGAGGCCGGTCGCGTACGTGTTCTGGATCAGCAGCTCACGGAACGAGCAGCGGTACAGGTACTCGCAGTGGAAGCCCTTGATGTTCGCGTTGTAGGTGCCCGACTGATTCGTGCCGTCGATGCACAGGTCGCTCATGTGGAAGTTCGTGAGCGGCGACCCTTCGGTCGGCGTGGTGTTGATGAACGCGGCGTTCGCCCCGTAGGGCAGGAGCGTGGTAGCGGCGATGCCGCCGCCGATGATCGACACGTTGCTCTTGGGCGTCAGGGACGACGCGAGCTTGTAGGTGCCGCGCGGGATGTAGACCGTGGCGCCGTTTGTGAGCGCGTTCGCCGCGTCGATGGCGGCCTGGATCGCGGCCGTGTCGTCAGTGACGCCGTCCCCGACCGCCCCGTACGCCGTCTGGACGTTCAAGATGAGCGACATCGAACCGCCACTTGATATCTGCGTTTGCAGATCAAGAACCGCGTCCTGTAGCGACTCAATCGAGGGGTTGCTGCCGTGAGCAACGCTATGCGTAATGTCGCTCAAACGGAGCTACCTCGACGCGATGCGGAACGCGTCCGCGTGGTACGTGATGTTGGTGTTTGCGCTCGTCACGAGGCGGTACTTGCGGTAGCGCCGCGCGACGGGATTCGCCGTGAAGATGATCTGGGAGCCGACGGCCGTAGTAGTCTTCGCGGTCACGGCAGCGGTGTCGTTCGAGTCCGTGACGTAGCTCACGTCGTACCAGGACGAGTTAGCGTCGCTGACGCTCGACTCGTCTGGACTGCCCTGCACTTTCCAAGTCACGGTCGGCGTAGCGCCAGTCGTCTCGACAACGAACTGGAACGCCACCGTTTCTGCACCGCCACCGAGCGGAGTACCGGTATGGGTGTTGTTACCCGTCGACCCCGCGGCAGCAAGGGTGATTCTGTCGTACATGAAGCCTCCTTAACTGTCCGCCGAGCGGCGGCTGAAAGGTGTGAAAGCGCATTAGCGATTGATGGGTCCGTCCCACAGGCCGTTACGCATGTGGATCTCCTCTCTGACCCCACAGACAGGAATGAGCCTCCCTCGCTCGCGCGAGGCGCGGAAAGTCAAGGGAGGCTGAAGGTTCGCGGGTCGGAGCCTGACCACCGGTTCCCGGCCCAGGACGCCCGCTGGAGTCCCGCCGAACGGGTGCTCCACGCTTAGAAGATGGTGTCGCCATCGAGCTCGGAGCGACGCATGTTGGACCCGTGCGTTCAGGGCAAGCGCAGCCGATGCTGGTGCATCA